ACTGGGTATCGCTCGTATATGCTGGCGCGCAAATCAGAACATTACGGCGGTACAACTCATTGCGATGAACCAACTAGCAATGAGGAGTTTCTGTCAGGCTTAAAACAAAAACTAGGTGATGAACCACAACAGAAGGAACTATTCTAATGACAAAGAAAACACAAACACTTGAGGAAAGATTCAGATCAGATATGCTTTTCTATGAAGCATTGTCAAAAGACACGGATCGATTCCCACAGTTTGGTACACGATACGATCTTGAGAAAGTGTATGACAGACTCAAAGATATCGTAGACCAATTCAACTTCGTTGATGATGTTCGTAACGAATTGAATGTTCCAACAGAGGACAAAGAGAAAGGAGTAATTGATGTCCCATCCAGCCAATGAGGTACTTAAAGAAGATGTGAGTGATTACGTTCAACGTATGTCATGCATCGATCTTCTAAACTTCTGTGACGAGAGAGGAATCAAGACAGTCAACGTTCCTATGGAAGAGTTGATGGATCAAGTCTATGACTACATTCTCGAGGAGAAAATGCAACCTTAACCAAAAAAGGGGAGGCGACAAGCCTCCCCAGTTTGAAGGATACTATGACCATGAAAAAACTTACGTCTAATCAAGTTCGTATACTTGCAACAATAAAACTATATACAGAGAAGTCAAACCCAAAGCCTCCAAGAATATCATATTCTACTTTTCGGAAAGAACTGCCAGACTTAAAGCAAGGAACTATCAGCACGACACTGCACCAGCTCGAGCATCGCTATGGATTTATCATATCAGTACAGATGCAAGACAATGAGCGCATACTATATGCAAATCCAAAAGCACCTGGACTTGTAAGAAAATATTTTATTACCGCATTGGGTACAAAAACAATCAATAGATACTTGTATTTCGAAGCAAAACGTAGTAACCCTAGAGTCTATGAAAAGTTATTTGGAACAGCTAACTATTCAATCAGAGAATCAGAAGGTCAGTTTGCGTGATGCTTTTAACTGGGCTGGACTATCCAAGACTACATACTATCGACAACTCAAAGGCACAGAGTTACGCTTTGATACTGCTATCAAGATTGAAAAAGCTATTGAACAGCTTGCGACGCTCCAAAAAAAATAAAGGAGAAGTCCAAAGAGTATGGCAGAAGTGTGATGCTTGCGGTGAGCAGACTCAATACTTTGTAGTCTTTCTATATAAGAGCAGTTTAATCTGCCATAAATGTTATGAGGAGGATACATGGTTAGCAAAAATAAAGCAAAAGGAAGCTACCACGAACGATGGTTTCTAAAGCTATTCAACCAGTTAGGTATTAAGACAAAGAAGCAACCACTATCGGGCAGTTTAGGTGGTGAATACAAAGGGGATTTAACTATCGAGATTGATGGTCAGGTTCTCTTTGTAGAAGTAAAGTATCGAGATAAGAGTTCGTTTCCAAACGTATTCAATCTTCTTGAAGATAGGGACATGGCAGTCTGCAAACGTAAGACTGGCGATCCTAGATACTGTGTAATAATTAGTGACCGAGTATGGGAATCAACATTTACAAAAATAATTGGAGGGTCTTATGACAAAACAAACAAAAACTGAACCAACTAACAATCCTCGTTTAGATTATCTTGAGTTGTTATCTCGCAAAGCAGAGGTAAAACGTATGATCATCTTCCTTCAAGAGAGGGAGATAGACTTACTAACACGACAGAAAGAGCTTGCAGAACAGCTCAAAGAGGAGGGCTATAACATTGACTAACATTGTACCTATCAAGGAGGATGGCAACATCGCCACCCTCCTATCGTTTCGTTCTCCAGCAAGAGCCAACGAACAGCTCGTGAGAGAACTCAATACTTTAAACTCTGTGAATATTCGTATGCTTGATGTATCTTGTAGTAAGCATGAAGATGCCATTGCTGCAAAGGCTAACATCGAAGCGTATCTAACACCACATAGACCGGACAAAGTACGACAGCTGTTTACTCGCTGGAAGTTTTTGTTTCAACGTCCATACGAAACAAGCATCGATGAGTGCAGTGAACGAGTTGATATCATGATCGAGAATATGATAGAGATGCCAGCAGATTGTATCATGCACATATACAATGTCTCTATCAAAACATTCCGTATACTTCCACCCTACTCAGATATATACGGACTGATAAAAACAGACCTAGAAAGACGTAAATATTATCTCGAAAGGTTTGATTATTTTGTTGACGAGTTGCGTAAGTGATACTATTATCGCCATATAAATAAGGAGAAAACTATGGAAAGACAAGGCTTCATCGGCGGCACCGATGCTATTAGAATTATGAATGGAGAATGGGCTGAACTCTATCAGGAAAAGGTTGGGCTTGTAGAACCCAAAGACCTGACTGATGTATTTGCTGTTCAGCTTGGTGCATTTACAGAGGATTTCAATCTCAACTGGTGGATACAATCTCATTCACCTGGCTATACAATGGCTGGCACTCAGCGTGTTCTTCAACATGAGTTCAAGTTTGAGGGTGGCTATGTACCATTCAAAGGTACAGCAGACATGATGTGTGTAGACAGCCAAAAGAAAAGCTACATTGTAGAAGCAAAGCACACCAATGCCTTTACAAACATGACTGATGTTATCGAAAGATACATGCCACAGATACAATTCTACATGCACCTACACAACATGCATTGCGAGAAGCATGACTACAAGCCAGATGGTTGCTTTCTATCTGTCATCTTTGGTAACAGCAAGTGGGAGTCAAAACACGTTGGCTTTGATCCAGTATACTGCGCTAACATGCTGGGTAAGATCACACAGTTTTGGGAACATGTAATCAAGAAGTCACCTCCTATCGATAGGGATGCGGAGACCCCAGATATCTCAAGCATCACCATCGATAGGAAGGTCAAGCTTGACATGAACAGAGACAACGAATGGATGTCAGACGCGCATGACTATGTTGATACACTTGAGTCTGCAAAGAAGAACGAGTCAGCCAAGAAGAGATTGATGAGCCACATACCACCAGATGTATATCAGATGGATTGTGATTTATTATCTGTAAACATAACCGAGAAAAGAAGAACAATAAAAGTGAAGGAGAAATCATGAACAAGAAAGACCCTGAATATTTAGCAACTGTGCAGAGAAAACAGAACATGGATTTGTGGAACTCGCTTGCACAATCCGACCTCAAGTATCTGAAGAAAGTTTCTTTTGGTCAAAGAAGCTTTACGTCTATTGATCCGCAATATCAGATCATGAAGATGACTAAGATATTCGGACCAGTAGGTGTTGGCTGGGGATACAACGCAGAGTATGACTATCCATCAGCTAACGATATGATACTTATTGTTGCGAAGGTAACTATCTGGACTAAGATACCAGAGAATACATTCGGTCCTATTGCTGGTAGCAGAACTTTCTGGCACAAGGATATGAAACGACCAGCCGAAGACGCTGGTAAAATGGCATTGACTGATGCCTTAACTAAAGGTCTGTCCCATCTAGGCTGTGATGCTGATGTGTTTCTTGGTAAGCACGACAACAAATACAATGCTGACAATGGTAAGACTGATAACAATCCATTCTAACGGAGGTAATATGGAATATGATAACACGAATACTGGAGCTATCTTCAATAGTTCTAGCGATCAAATCAAGCTTGTTGGTACTGGCAGTCTCAATGATGAGGGTGAAACCAAACGTATAGCTATGGTCAAAGACGTAATGCCTGATGGTACTACGATCAGAGACATCTATGTCAAAGTTGGTAGGCTTTGGGATAACAACAGCGATACACCAAACGCACCAGCCTTTACTGGTGTGGCTGAGATTTCTTCTGGAGAGAAACGAGTTGCCGCTTGGGTCAAGCAGACAGAAAAAGGTAACATTCTGTCTATGAAACTGACCGAGAAAAATGCAATGTCATCCGATAATGATGTTGACAAAAGCATACAAGATGATGAAATACCGTTTTAGGAACATAGTTTTCTCCAAATAAACTAATCCTAAAACATGCTAGGAGGTCATACTGCTCTGCTTGCCAGACCTCCTAGCTTTTACCAGCGGAGATAACTATGATAGAAAAGATGACACACACTATCATTCTCATGCTGACTATCGATCTCGAGTCTGCAAGAGAGTGTCAGAAACTAAGCGAACAAGTATATAATGAGAACAGATGTTTTGAGGCATACAACATCTACAGCACAATCCCACCAAGAAAACCAAATAACTTCGAGGATATTATTTCTCTGTACATAGAACGCAAGAAGCTATGGGAGAAGTGACCACAAGTATTCTAGCCACAACTCTGGCGGACCATCGTAATCATCAAAGTCAAAAGCTAACTGACTAGGTGTGGAGTTGGAAGTGAGGTCCATCGATGAAGGGTCGTCTATTTTCTTTTCGTCTTGTGTCGATGTAGTCATTCATTAAATCCTCTGCACTATCCGGTGACATAGTTAGTAGCTTGTGCCATGCCGCACCCCAAACCAAATCAACTCCAACTTCTTTACCAGCCTTACGCATAGCGTCTGCTATGTTATCATAATCCACAATATCCCAAGATGGATTACTGCCATCATAAGCCATAAGGTCAACAGCATGCGCATAACCATCCTCTTGAATCAAATGTTTGCTAGCCATAGTCTGCGATTTGCCAGACTCGTACAATTTCTTCTGAGTTTCTAGGTCTCGAACACCATAGATAACTCCAAAGTCTACATCTGTATACTCAATCGCTTTCTTAACAACCTCAACAAGTTGAGGATGTACTCCATCCAGTCTATCCAGTGATCTTTGTGATAATTTAAATGCCATATCTTCTCTCCTAAAGTTTCTAATATCCCAATCCCTATGTATGCGAATGTTCTCACGACGTTTATCCCAATTATTTCCCATTCTTTCGTAGTCCAAAGAATTTGGTCACTGAACGTATACCAAAGCTGGCGGCTACAATGCAACCTAAAGTTACTTGATACCACTCAGGCATCGTTTCTAAGGCTCTGAAGCCCTGTTCTACTATATCTCTCCCCCACTCACCCATGAAACAGAGAATAAGAGGAATACTAAATAAAATTACCAGATATTCGTCCTTCCAGCTCGACTGCGAACCTTTCATAGCCTCCAAATCCCAGTCAATATCTCCAGTCAACTGCTTCTTTTTTATCTCCAGGTTAAGTTTTTGTGACTCAGCTTTGGATTCTATCCATGTAGATGCCATACCACCAACAAGTTGTAGTGCTTTGAATATCATTTACCTATATCTTTCATAGCTTTTTTGTGTGCGGCAGAAAAAGAAGTTCCTTTTACCATCATCTTAGCCATTGCCATCATGTGTTTCTTACTATGATGCTTACTATGTTTCTCCATAGTTTTCTTCTGTCGATCTGTTAACTTATCGTAGAGAGCTTTCATTATTTGTTTCCTTTCCTAACCAGATTGCAAATGCACCAGTCATAGCACCAGTAACTACAGACACTAAGCCAGCCTGTTGAGTGGTTAAATCAGGCTGACTTAACGCCCACTCGATACACCTAACGTAAACACAGGTCATAGCTAGCATCATCAAGCGTGGGAGGATTTTCCACTTGTCTAATGTTTCTGGTGTCATCAGCCTATGTTTCCCCTATCGAGTTGTACTAATCCGTATACAAAGGCTAGTAATATAGCCATACCAACTATAACACAAAGTATTAAAACGATAACTGTAATTATCTTTTGTCGCAATACTTGTTTATCGTATATCTCTTTCTGCCGACGCTTGCGTATATCACCTTCCATTTTAAGAAGTTCGTTCCATGCCTGAACACCATGTCTAAACTTAATGAACTGCTGGAGTTCGTATCGTTGTTCTTCAAGCTGTTTCTTAGCAGTCAATGCTTCAACAGCTTCTTGTTCGATACTACCTCTGCGTGTAAGTTTAGTAATGAAAGAAGGATTCTTAGCTCTTTTCTGTGCGTTCTCAATATCTGATGCGGCACTCATCCATTTGGATAAATCATTCCCCATGCTTTGAATATCTTTGCCAACTTGAAAGGCGCGCTTCAACCCATTAAATGCCGTGTTAGCTGTTGCAACGGCGGCACTAATTGTTAATGGGTCTAACATTAAGAACTAATTACCCAACCTTTTTTGTTATCAGCCTGATAGACATCTTCATCCCACCAATAATATTTCTGAGCTTCTAATTCTTCGTCTGTTAAGGATGGTTGTTCTATTGGAGCTTCCCAAAGATAGGTAGTTTTATTTAATGTCCAGCTTGCAAAAGGTTGTGGTGAAAAAAGAAACACATCATTATCTTTATCATAGAACATACCTTTACGAGCATATCGAAATCTTATTGCTTTACTTTGGTCAGGACTTACTTTTGTATAGTCTTGGCTTTCTGATGGAATATAATACTTACCCTCTCGAGTATTGTAACTTGTTTTAATCCATTTGGATTTATCACCCCAATGTCCTTTATCAAGTTCTTCTTCTTTGATAACAATCACATTAACAACAATGTTATTTTCATCTATTTCAGCCCAGTGTCCCATTTAACTTCCTTGATATTGATAGCGTAGTATAACAATTCCAGAACCACCAGAACCACCGTTCCGAGCAACATTTGGTCCAGAGCCACCTCCGCCACCTCCTCCTCCTCTATTGGAAGAAGCAGAGTTTCCATTGCCAGCGTAACCACCACCAGCTCCAGCACCATCAGGTCCAGAACCTCCAGGGTCGTTTCTTGCGCCACCACCGCCGCCACCACCTCGGCTAGTTCCATCACTTGCGTTTCCTGTGGTTGACCCAGAACCTCCATTACCACCAGCACTACCGCTCGATGCGTTTGCGCCAGCGCCACCTTTACCTCCACCACCAGCACCAGTGTCGTTTGCGCCAGTTCCACCGTCATTACCTTGACCAGAAGTACCACTTCCTCCAGCGTTATCGAAAGACTTTCCAAAGCCACCACCACCAGAGCCACCACTACTAGCATTGTTATGGATAGTTCCGTTAGATGCTCGATATTTACCACCACCAACACCACCGCCAGTTGATGTAATGCCTAATGCAGAGCTGTCACCACCAGTTTCACCGCTGGTTTCCATGTATTGATGTATTCCATAAGGATTTCCATAATGGCTATAAGTTGAGTTAACAGTTGGTCCAGACATTCCACCACCAACAGTAATAGTATTGTTCCCAGTAGATGAAACAGTCACAGTACCAGTACGATATCCACCAGCACCTCCACCGCCACCTCCGTAGCCTTGACCATCAGTAGAGCCACCACCCCCACCACCAGCAATAATTAAATAATCAACAGTTGTGGACGCACCACCTGATGCAACAGTATTAACTGTAAATGTTCCAGAAGATGTGAACTTATGAAATCTATAGTTGCCTGACGTAGACGTTGTGCCACCACTAGCATCCATATAGGTTATAAAAGCTGCACCATAATATTCATTAAAAGATGCTGTCGCACCATCAGCTTTATCAATCATTCCTCTGATATCACTATCATTTATAGAGCAAGTTGTACCAGAACTAGCACCAACTTCCTGATGCATATCATCAAGACTTATTGCTCCACTAGATTGTAATGCCATTATTTATTCTCCAGTTCCTCAACTCGTTTAGT